TTGATAATGGTTCAGGAGTTTGGCGAACTACTCTCCGATTAACCTTTTTGCGTGGTGTGCGTTTTCGTGTGTTCGCCATAGCAGAAATTATCGCTTACTAATTAATGCAAACAGATCATCAACACGCGACTCAAGTCGATTAATCTGATCTTTCATTGACGAGCCACCATTTGGCTTAAGCTCATTCAAGTAGGATTTAATAAGAAAGCGGACTCCCAGTAATAAACTGGTAGATACGGCGCTTACTCCAACGGCTATGCCAACCCATTCGTTTGCGGTCATGCTTCATTCGATCCAACGCCATATTCAGCCTCTGTCTTATCAAGTGCTTTAGCTGCTGGTCCGGCAAGAGCTGCAATTACTACTGATACAACTGGATCTAATCCAAGTTCATTACTTGCCAAGAATGTCAAGAATGAAACTAAGACTCCACGAAAGTAAGATTTTAGGACTGCCTTTTGTTTATCGGTGATTTTCATTAGTTACCTTTCAGTAGTGGGATGTTGAACTTCTCGCCAGTTTGATTTGGCTTAAAACTAAAATGAATGTGGGAATGATGGGGATTTAATCCGCGATACTTGACCCAACGCCAGAGCGACTTTGCTGAACATATTTTACCAGCGTGGATTATGTAAGAAATACGCTTATCTTTTTTTGCTGTGAGTCGAAGCTGATCTGCCAAATCATAACTAATCCCTTGTTGGTCAGATAAGCCAGCGTCAATGTCGATCGCGCAAACTTCTCCGTTAGATCTTGGGTTGTGATCGGATTTTCTAGATGCGTGCTTATTATCGCCGATCCATCCATCAGCTTTCCTGCTCCTACCCACAAACGCTCCATTTATCTGGTCGCGTAATGTTTCAGCAGCTTTAGATAGAAATGGCTTCATTAGCCAAGATCGGTTTGTTCTTCAGTTATTTCAACTGGGTTTACTAATCCAATTTCAATTAAGTAATCATTTGTAGGTTCAGTAAATTCTTTACCATCCCATAATCCGTTAATGTATGGAGTTGAATTTTTAACAACAACCGCATCTAACTCATCTGTGGCAAATTGTTTAATATAATCCTTATCAATAGAATCAACAATTAAAACATTAACTACTCTTTTTGTATTTTTATTAACTAAAGCAATATGTTTTTCCATTTATGCACCCACAAATCTAAGAATAACTAAACCTGAACCACCATTACCACCAGCTCGCGCAGTTGATGTTGATGTTTTGCCACCATTACCACCTGCACCAGTATTCGCTGTTGCTGATGTTCCTGCTGTATCGTCAGCAGTGCCAGCACCTGCGCCAAAATTTTGCGCAACGGCAGTGCTTGTGCTTGTGCCACCGCCACCTGCTAATGATCGCCCAAAAGCATTTATTCCTGCGCCACCATGTCTGTTGTTAACAGTGCTTGCGTCATAACCAGTGACTCCAACAGTTGTTGCAGTCGCGCCTCCACCTACTATGGTGTTTAATTCATTTAATATACCCCATCTAAAATTACTGCCAGCCATTCCCATTCCACCGCCACCTGCACCTGCATTGTTTGTGCTTGATCCATTACCGCCACCAGATGCGCCACTTATTCCAGTAACATTTGCTGCTGCGCCACCACCAGCACCACCGCCACCTGCGGCACTTGCATAAGTTGTTGCGCTAGTTACGCCAACAATTGTTGCAGCAGAACCGCTAGAACCTTTACCGCCAGCTGTGCCACCTGCGCCACCTGCCGGAACTGTAATGTTTAATTGAGTGTCGCCAACTACTGTGAAAAACTTTTCTAAAACTTGACCTGCTCCACCACCGCCACCAGAGTTAGCTGCGGTTGCTGTTGATGATGCTCCACCACCGCCACCTGATCCAACACATAATGACCAAATTTTAGTAACACCTGTTGGAATTGTGTATGTTGCATTTGATGATGTGAATACAACTTCTTGTAATTCACCACCAGAAACAACACCCCATTCAGGAGCAGTTGCACCAGAATTAACTTTTAATACTTGACCAGCAGTTCCAATTGCGACTCGAGCCTTTGTAGTTGATGTTGTGTAATAATCAATATCTCCAGCAGTAGTTCCCGGATTTAATGCCTTAACTGTTGTGTCAGCAGATGATCCAAGTGTGCGAATTGCTGCTGCACCATCTTTGACCAGATCGGTGTCGTCTGGAGTGCTCCAGCTGTAATTAGTAGTAGTTGCCATTTTATCCTTTTCCTATGCGACTATTGTAGCGTATTCCCAAGTTAAAGTTGGGCTTAAAGTGTTCCATGCCTCTGTGGCTGGAGTTGTATTCCAACGCATCGCCACTTGGCTAAATGCAACTGGAGAAACATTGATTGTTAAAAACAGCTCATTAAACCGAGTGCTCCATGAACAGCCCTCAACATAACCTTCAAAATCTCCACCTGATATTTGATTGGGTAGGTGTTGAATATGAACTGGCATTCCCATAAATACAGCTAGTAAATCATCCCGATCTGCGTTATCGATTTCAGGGTTAGTGATTGGGAATGTGATCGATTGGAATGCTGGTATTGGGAAGGCTCTCTGTGCTATGTATCGATCTGCAATAGCCTGAGCATCGACAGTTCCATGAACCCGAGAGTTAATTGTTTCGGCTTTGTAACCATATAGGGCAATTGAAGCGGCATCTGTGGCATCAACTTGCTGATTGTAATTGCTACCATAATTTAGGTATATGTCATTTCTAACATCTGCTGATCGCATAATTGTAGATAAGCCAGCGCCTAACGCATGGCGAGCATCTAGTTCAACATAGCCATTGTTAAGTAAATAATTCTGCCTATGGTCTGCATCTGCATAACCTATATTTCCGGCATTGTCCTCATAGATATAACCAAATGCTGAGGTTGCAATATCTGAAACAACATTGTAAATGGTGTCAGTTACATTTGATTGAGAACTCATGGTGTAAAGACCCGGCTGATCTATTTCGCCAAGTCCTAGATTGACTGCATCTTCCCAAGTTTCGGTTGCATCATAAGTTGACCATTGAGAAGCTGCTGGCACATCGTTCCAAGTTCCAAGCAATACACTTGAAAGAATGTCATAAATTTGGTTGCCATCTTCATCTTGAGAAATGTTGTCATTAAATACTTCCTTAGCAATTCGAGCAAGTGAACCCATAGCAATAATGGTGTATTCGATAACTGTGGAAATTGATCCAGTAGCACCCACCTCAACAGTTACATCTGTTATGTCGCCACCAAACAAACTCACATAAGATGCACTTGAGTTTTTAACTTGTAAATCTAAAGAGTCATTTATATCAAAAGGTAAAATCTGGTTATTTAATGCAACTAAAGTTAATTGAATATAGGATGGAAGTGGCTGTTGATAAATATCTGTTCGACCTGATTGATGCTGAACATCTGAAATGGTTATGTCAGTATAATCAACCCCACCGACAGTTAACTTCCAGTCTGGAGTAAAGACTGTCATTTTAGACCAGATACACTTCTAGCTTTTTGACCATTCAAGTATTTTTCAATTGCTCTAGCTGTGCCCTCAGGATCTATTGCGCCATTAACTGTTATGTTATTTATTTGACCCATGCCACCACCACCAAAGTTTCCATTACTTGAAAGATACTTTGAGTCATTCAAATCAGAACCGCCAGCCAATTTTGACAATCCATAAGTTGCAGCAACTGCGGCTAAAGCGGCAGTACCAGCTACAACTGAAGTACCACCAGTAGCAAACGCCGTTGCTATGGCTGCGCCAGCAGCAGCAGTTCTTAATGTTTTCATAGCCCCAACTAATGTAAGTATGGCAGTTATAAAAGCGGCTATTTTATTTGCAACAAATACTGTTGCTATAACTCCAGCCAATACAATCAACTCATCTTTCATTTTGATTACAAATTCAATTGTTGATCTTATTTGTTCGCCAAATTCAAATGCGCCTTCTGTTGCATTTGTTATTCCAGAAGTTACTGAATCTTCACCACTTAAGCCAGCAATAAATGCATCTAAAGCTGGCACTCCTTCCTCAAGTAAAAAGGTAAGAAATTGATCAAGAAATGGTAATAATCTTTCTGCCAAACTATCTCTAACATCTTCAAAAGTTAATCTTAATCTATCTATACGACCTTCAAAAGTGTTTGCTGCAACATCAGCCTGACCTGAAAATGTTTTAGATAATTCTTGAGTAATTTGGTCAAAACTCATAGTCTTAATTTCGGCGTTGCTTAAACCAATACCTAAACGACCAAGTGAGGTTGTGTTTCCTTCATAAGCTTTTGCAAGTGCAGTTGTAACTGCATCTAAACTTTTACCTGATCCAGCAGCTACATCAAGTGCAATTTGTTGCAATCGCATTGCTTCGTTTGTATTTTTTGTAGCAATTGTTAATCGATTAAGTGATGGTCTTAATTCATCCTCAGTTACGCCTGTGGCAAGTTCAGTTGCTCTTGAGTATGCCAACACCTCATCAATAGTTTGTTGGGTTGCTCCGGCAACATTTCTTAAAGTAGCCGCTAATTTAGCGTTAGCCTTCTCATCCTCAATTGCTGCTTTAACGCCATCGTATAATAATTTACCAGCATAGGCAGCAGCAGCAGCGCCAGCGACTAAGAATGCCTTGCCTACCTTTTTGCTGAACTCACCAATCTTGTTTGAGTTTTCCTCAACAGCGCCATCAGCTTCTTTTAACTTTTTCTTTAAGTCATCGATATCAGCAAGAATCGAAAGTTTAAGCGTGCGATTATCTTTTGCCATTAGACCCATTCCTTAAGAATGCGATCGAAACTCTCTTGCCATTTGTTAATCAATTCAGGCTGAATTTTACGAAGGGTTGGATAAATGAACCATCCGCGAGATCCACGACCTGACCTTCCAGAAAAACTAGGGAACTGTTTGAATTTATTTGAACCAAACTCAATTCCACCCCATAGGGTCTGCGTAGTAGCACCACCTGAAAACTTTTGTCTTGCAAACCCATAGCTGAATTCGCCGATCTTGCTTGACTTTTTAATGCTAACGCCATCCGCAACTCTCTGCGCAACCTTGCCTGATTTTGTTCTTTGACCAGCTGCTTGTTTAATTTCCTCTGATGCAAAATACGCCAAAGCAGCAGATTGACGGCGTGCTTCATCGACTGCTTGATCGTCCATAAGTTTGAAAGCCTTATAGACATCGCGGAGATCGGATTTGTCATACGCAACTGATTCACGCGCCATTCCTCTGCTCCAATACTTCTATCGCCGTTAATATATCGTTTGCATCAACCCATTCGCTCATTGGTATCTGTGTGGCTATTGCCAACTCAACCAATAATCTACTTAGGCTTCCTGCTGGGTGGCTTTTGGGTTTGCATCACCGACTATTACATCGCTGACTGTTTCCATCCAAGCCTCGAAAGGTTTGACTGGCTTTCCAGCAGCTTCGCGCTTGTGTGCGCTATATGCCAAAAACATTAGATCCCACATTCCAAGTTTATCTTTTGCTTGGCTAATTGTGTTACCTGTTGTCTTTTCCCACTTTGCCCACTCAGGCGGTTGGGCTACATAAGTGGCTTGCTCGCCTGAGTTATATTCAATTGTAATTGGTAACTTCATTTTTTTGCTCCCGTTTCTATTTCTTAACTAAATGACTCGCCTACATCACCCTTTGAAACTGTAAAGGTGAATGAAACTTCCTGTGCATCAATTCCTGATCCACCTGCTGTTGGGAATTCAGGTTTTACTGGAAATATAAATGTAGCACCTGTTGCAGCTGTTAAAGTGATATTGATGTCGGTGTCTGGAGCAGTTTCCGCTGCTGTCCATAGAGCTTCACAAACTGAGTTTGCTTTGCCCCAATCTGCCAACATATCCAATTGGAATGTAGCGGAGATGTTAGTTGTCTTATAAGCCTCGCCATCAAGTGTTTGGTACACCTGACGCTCATTGACTTTTGTTAA